CACCAACCCCATTACCAATGATTTCAATCTTTACGCTTGAAACTCCAGCAGGAACAGTAAATGTCCCAGTTGTGCCATTGACGGCTTGCGTTATTGCTACGACGACTGGTATTGCCATATTAAGCCGTTGCTACGCAGCGCCACTTGCTAGTGGCTACGTTCCATACAAAACCAACATCCAACCGAGCCGTTGTCACAGTTGTTGAGGGTAAAGTTATTGTTGACGATTCAAAAGAAGCACCCCATGTGATTGCAATTGCCGTAGTTCCAGTAACAGAAATCCACAGCTTTTGACCGTTGACGGGTGTCCCAGTTAGGTTTGTTGTAAACGAAGTGATGGCGACAGATTGCGCTGTAATTACAACAATGTCGTAGTTGTCTGTGTTTATTGTGGGTGTCGCGCTGTTTGCAGTGCTTGCAAGAAAACGGGGGTTGACGCGCTTGTTAGTAAGGGTTGCCGTTCCGTCAATAGTTGAAAGTCCACCTGACGTAGTATTAACGGCAATTCCAAGAGCAGTACCAACTCCAGTTCCTAAACCAGAAATTTTTAAAATAGAAACAGTTGAAGGGTTTACTAGTTCCCAGACAGAGTTAGTGGCGTCGTACTGCAAAATCAAGATGTGACCAGCGCCAGCAATGTCTCCAGCAGCAAGCGCCTGATTGTTGTACTTGACAATTGTTTTTGCAGTCAAACCATTTGGCGCAAACGTCGGAGTTGTCGTTGTGTTTGCAGCAGTGGCTTTCAAATATAGTGTCAGTCCGCTGATAAGCGTTGTGACGGTTGGCGTGTACGTTGCCGTGATCGCATCAGATGTACCACCGGCTGCGGCGTACAGAGACTGCGACTGAATGTCAACCGCAAAGTTGAAGTTGGCATCTAACGTAGACAGTGCCAAAGGGCCTGTTTGACTAGCGTAGACATTAGGGTAATAAGACATTAGAACCTCGCTCTTTGTTCAGTTTCAAACTGGATTCCGGTCATATTCCAGTTGGGAGATGTACTGGTGATTGTCAACGATATGTACTTTCCCCACATTTCAGCATCGTAACGGTACAAGTAGTAACCAGTAATTGGATTACCCCAAGAAACAGTTGCATTGCTTGCGTTAACCCAACTTACTTGTACAAAACTATTGTTTTGCCAGATTACTGATGCGTTATTGTTAAGAGTAACAGAGGGAGACGTTGCGTTTTCAGAATCAACAGTCACGCTCATGCTATTTCCAGATGATGACGGCAAAATTGCTTCTACGCCAAACTTTAGCGCAGTCTTGTCTCTGATGATATTGCCCATGCCGTACAACGCAGGCTGAATGTAACTTGAGATTGCTGACGTTGAGTCTTGGTACGTTCTTTGCAAGTCAGTACCAGTGGTGGTGAACAACACGGCAGAGCCGCTGACCGGAATAGACGTAATAAACGTAATCTGATTCTGAGAAGTAAAGAACCACTTCTTGTCAAAGTACACCGCCTGCACCCAACGCGCACCGCCTGATCCATAAGGAAAACTGGCCTTGACGTAAAAGTTGAATGCAGCGCACAAGATGTTGTACACCAGCACCTGGCCTGCGCTCACCGTCTTGGTAAAATCGATGTAAGGGAAAACCCCATCAAGAGCGTCACTCAGCTTGGATGTCGTAGAACCCACCAGCGCGTACACGCCGTAGCGGTTCATGAACACGATAGATCGGAAATACGGCATCAAACCGTAAGGTAGGTCTGTTCCTACGCTGGCGCTGATGTTTGTGTTGGTGAGAAGGGTAGAACCATCTAAAGTGCTAACCCGCACATCCGAAATCACGTTGATGCTATTTGTGCCAAACACATACAAAAAGTTGTTGGCGCTGACAATCTGAGTGATGTTGCCAATCAGCGTGGAGTCATTGAAGACAATGTATCCAGCCGATTTGCTGAAGAAATCATTGTTTGTGTTAGATGCTGTGTAATACAAAGTCCTATTTTGGGCAATCCACACCCGCCCTGCATACGATGCTATGCAAGAACCAGGTTGAGAAACTTTGGTTGCGGTGATTGTTTGACCGCTACCTGGTGATCCAATAGTTACTGTTGGATGCAACGTTGTGTATCCTGTGCCAGCGGTATTTCCGGTGTTTGCAAGCGAAACGGCGGAAATTGCTCCACCGGTTATTGTCAAACTAATGTTTGCAGTTACGCCTCCTGCGCCAGCCTGATCCGATGCGGCAACAGTAGCAGTCGTAGCGGCGGTGTATCCAGTGCCTGTGCCAGAGATGGCAAAAGTCAAAGAACCAACGCTAACAAGATTTGTGCCATCCCACTGAAAATACCCATTTGTTGGGTCAATTATGATGATGGTGGTGTTGTACCACTGGCTTGCCTCTACGCCAGATGTGGAAAACGTACCGGCGGCTCCGATGGTGGTTTTGGCTCCATCAGAAACTCTGACTTGTACCGCAGACCCGTCTGACAAAAACGCTATGTAATAGTTGGTGACACCAAGATTTCCGTAGGTGGCAAACACAACCGTGGCGGCAAACGTAACACCGGCAACAGTGGTTGGCGCAGGAACAACGCGCACGTTGGCGTGACCGATAGGCATGGCGTTTTCCAGCCACGAAAACTCTTCTTCCTTAATCGCGGTACGATTTGCTTTCGTGTTGATGCCAACAAAGTCTTTGACAACTTTGTAGTCTTTCTTTTGTTCCTGAGTTGCCATTACCTACAACCCCAGCGTTTTCTTGCGGCCTTTCCGCGCTCGCCCGTCCAGCTCTTGCTTCTGGCACAGAACGATTTGTGTCGAGGCCCCGACTTCTGAGGAGCCTTGAGATTGCTTCCGGTAGATCGGTTGTACTTGGCTCTGCCTTTCGCAGTCAAGCCCCCGCCCTTGCGGACAGATTGTTTTTCACCTCTGCCAACAGATAGGTTGGGGCCTTTCTTTCTAGCCATACAAGCGCGTACCTTCTTTGTCAATAATCAGCACTTGACCGCGAGGTGTGCCGGTTTCCTCATTGGGAACAGAAATGTGAGTCCAGCGGTCAAACTCGCGAATCAGTTGGTCATAAGGCAAACCGGCAGCCATGATCGCTTGCACCACCTCATCAGGGGTCATGCCTGGCACACGAATGTCAGCCGCGCAACCCACACGGTGTTGGCTGCTATCTTTGCTACCTACTGCGTCATTGACCTGTTTGCAGCGGAAAGCAGAGTTGACCATGATGGGCTTGCCTCCGAGGGCAGACTTGACTTGCTCCAACAAGCCAGCCACACGCACCAGATTGGCACGCTCTTGTTCGTTTGGCGTGTTGTCAAACTCACGGTGTTCGGTGACAGTCAGTTCTTCAAAGCTAAAGTGTTCGGTTAGTTGAGTCATTGTGTTGGAGTGGATTGGTGAAGGAGTGCATCTTTGTTTTGGCTAGATGCAGATGAGCCAAAGTAAAAAGCAATGATACCTGTCCAAGCCGTGCCAAGCGAGCCAAGCATTAGCATAAGTGCGTCAGAGGTGGCAAAGGCTTTTGTCATCAGCCCAATTAGGATCCCAAAAAACCCTAGCGTTACGAGCAGCGCCAGCACTGGAGGAATGATGGACTTGGTGACGGACTGCATGTCACGGGCAGATTTGCGGTCATCGTTTGCCAGTTTTGCAAAGTCCAAGTTCATTTCTTGGGCTTGTTTTTTCAACTCCAACTCTGCTTGCTGGATGGCAGCAACTTGGCTTGCATCGAGCTTACCGGCGCTGATGACGTTTTGCACTTCTTCTGGTGCAACACCAATAGCCTTGCTGACGGCGGTGACCGCCATGCCTGCAAGTGGGCCGCCAAGTGCAGTGGCAATCGTAGGTGCAATTTGTGTTAGCCAGTCCATATCATCTCCGCATAAAGTTTATGTATTCCATTGTTCCCCAGACCGCGACTGTAATGAGCAGCGCAATCAAAAAGATCAGCCCCAACAACTCAACCGCTTCTTTAATTTCTGCATTGCGTTTGGACTTTGTTTTGTCTGCCGCGGCCTCGCTTGCCTTGTTTTCAGCCACAATTCTGTTCCTCTCGCGCAAAAAGTCCATCCACAAATTGGTCTTGCCGCGACGCATAAAAGACATTTTGATTTCTTCTTCAACCTGCTGCATCTCTTCTGCAAGCTGGATGATCTGCATTGCCTGACTGTTAACTGACTGGAAAGGTTTTTTTGTAGGCTTTGCCTTCTCTTTCATCACCGCATCTTTGGCATCAAAGAACTGGTGAATAAGATCAGAGGCATCTTTGCCAAGGGCAATAGCTTGTTTGACCCCTGCTATTGTGGCCCTTGCGGTGGCAATAAGCGTGATGGGATCAATCATTATGTTCCCAGCAGTTTCTTGACTAACTCAGCAGCAAAACCAGGGCCAAGCAAAACAACGCCAGCAATTCCATACAGGATGTATTCAATCTTCTGCATACGTTTTTCTCCACTTGCAAGAGATGCTTGTATGCCTTCGTAACGCTCAGCGCACACGGCCTCATGTACGCTTAGACGCTTGTCGTTGTCGTTTACCGTGCTTTGCAGATTGTCCATTTTTATCCCATAAGGTAAGGGGTAGTGATGCGGCGAGTGAACACAGAAGACAGCACGGCCTTGACCTGGTTCTTGTACTCTTGACTAAATATCTCGGATTCACCGTATGCCTGCTCTTTGTACTTGGCTTTGTGGCAGGCGTAGAACGCTACAGGCGTTGTATACGGATCAGGAATCGTTTCTGTGGGGCTGGAGGTGGTCAGAGCCGTGGGCATGATGACCGTGTCCAGTTCCACGCTGTATGTCTGGTCTGGCACAGGGCCAAGGTAGATGCTGGTCTGCCCGTACATCGAGTATG